TTAGGTCGTCGCCAGTCGAAGGCGCTTTTCCGCACTGGCATAGAAGGCGGAAAACAATTCCTCAGCCCTCTTCCTCGCTTCGTAGATTGCGTACAGAGCCATGTCCTTGTTGCGGCCCTCCGCGATGTCGGCTGCTATGGCAACGGCATGATTCATGCTGTTGATGAGTCCTTCAATGTCGTCGATCGGGATAACGTATTCTGATGATTTATTAAGCATGCTGAGCGGCTCCTCGTTGCGTCTGTGTGATTCAAGATGTAGAACGTTGTTGAACAACCGTCAACGATAAAGTTCAACATTGTTAAACATTTTGGAGTCGCACCTTTGGTTAGAGCAACGAGCATCGGCATCCGACTGGACGAAGACGTTAAGGCTGCCCTTGCCGTGGCCGCCAGTTCCGACCGACGAACAATCTCGGCGTACGTTGAAAAGCTGATCATCGAGGATTTGGAACGCAAGGGGCTGTTAACAAAACCTTGACCGCATCCCGAAGATCGCGCCATGGTGCCAGCGGCAAGGGGGAAGACACCATGGCGGTATTCGTAGGCATTTGCGCCGCACTTCAGATACTCGGCGCCATCGCAATCTATGCGGTGGCCAGGTCGGCCATTCACGAGATTCTAGCCGCTACGATGTTCGGCATGGGCATAATCGCTTTTGCCCTCGGCGTGCTAATCGAGAACTCCAACAAGCAATTGGCGGCGATCGAGCGCCTTAAGAGTACTTCTTAAACAATTCAGCCACCTCGTCCTGGCTCGGCGCTGCCGGCTCTTCCTCGCCACCATGGGCGATGTTCCAGCCGCGAACGCACTGGGCAAATTCCCAAGGGGTTAGCTCGTCAATCTCTCGCGGTTTCAGACCAATCGCGTAGCCGGTGCGATAGACGCTGCCCAGCGTAACGTCGTCGCCGTCACCACCCTTCGGCTCATCTTCGCCGTCTGGCGTCGACAGGCCGCGAGAAATGGCCAAGGCGCACGATAGGGCGGCTTGATGAACGTCGGACAGGGAAAGCCGCTCCAAAAGGCGAGCACCTTCCAAGGGCGGCAGCAAGGCGCGCAGCGCCGTGCGCACGTCATCGACGAAGAATGTGCCGGACGCCAGGCGTTGGAGTACGTCACCGATAGCGGGAATGGCAAAGAACGCGGGAAGTGTCAGCCGGAGCGCGCATGGCACCCCGGCTATGGTGGTCGTTGTGAGTCCGTGCATTTTCCCTCAAAGCGTCGGAATGCCGAAGATGTAGTAGCGGATACCGAGAGGGTCATCGCCTGCGTCGCGTATGCCGCTGTTCGGGTTTGCTGGATCAATCCACGTGTTCCCGCCAGTGCACATGTGAAACTTCACCGACGTGTTGCTGATGAGCGCCACGGTGCCTTCATTGCCCTGCGTCCAGTTCAGACCGGACGAGCCGTAAAAGACGAGCATTCGGGAGCGTGGCTCCCGATATTGAAGGCCCGCAGTGCTGGTATTCTGCTTCACGATCATCTTCACAAATGGAATGAAGCCGGTGTTCGTGAAACTGATCGTCTTGGCTTTATTGCCGAACCGCGTGCTGGTCGCGCTCTCGGTGCAATCGCTCGGGGCAAGCCAACCTTCTGCGATGATCGGAATGTAGGAAAACCTCGTGTCGAGGAGAATGTCGCGAAGCTTTGTCGATGTGTCAGACGAGCCCGGCCTCTTGATCTGCACAAAGTCTTGAATGCCGTCGTTTCCGCTGAAGAGGATTTTTGATCCACCCGTCGAAGGCGTCGAATCCTCATTATCGGCGCATAGCATATAGCGAACCGTAATCGAGGCGCTTCCGGTATTGTAGACCGTAACCGTCGACCCAGAGATGGAGTATTCCAGCCCGTTTTCGGTGTCCTTCGCGACTTGACCTGTCGTGGCTGGCGGCCAGATAACCGAGCCGCCGGTGAAGTACCAATTCCAGTCCAGATATGCCGTCGCGGGGATCGGGACGGGGGATGTGATGGTGGCGTACGCTCCGGCTGCTATGGTGATCTCACCGGCCTTCAAGACCTTGGCGTAAACCCGATCGCTGTCGAGGATAAGCTGCCGGCCCGTTGCGGAACCGACATCAAAGCCCGGCCGAGCGACCTTTACCGTCGTCGGGTTGATGCGAACATTGCACTGACCGGCTACGGGCGTTGCAGTGGGGCTTCCTATCGCTACATTGTCGCACGGCAGCTCCCAGACGGTCGACACATATGTTCCACCGCTATCGCCTACGGGAGCCGTGAAATAGTAGACCCAGCCTCCTGGCGTCCAGCCGTTAGGCGCCGCCGTTTCGCCGCCCCTAGCAACATACCCTGGCGCAGACACGTGCACGCCGCTATTGCTACCCATATTGTAGGTGGTGTACCTGCTCGCGCCTGCCGAATAGCGTCCGTTTGACTGTCGCGTCCGTATCTCAATCATAGGATTGAAAGTGTAGGGCGGCGCACCAAAGATGCGGTTGATGCTGAACCAGCCTTGGCGAAGGCCTAGATAATACGTGTAGTAAAGCGCATTACCGGATGTTGACCCGGCCGGCCCATATACTGGCGTGGAGCCAGATGACTGAAACGCAGAAAACGGCACCGACCAAAGCCCGGTAATGTAGCCGATATCCTGCGTTTCAGAGTTGAAGAGGAACTTGCCGAAATCGGTGTTTGGCGTCGTGTTCGGATCGTCGGTATTGTCCTTCATGACCTTGACGACGCCACCGCCGCCAGAGGTCTTTTTGCCCATAAAGAGGCGCGCCATAGCTTTTCCTATGAAAAAGCCCGCTCGAGGCGGGCTGTTTGGGGACGGGTTTGTTTGGAGCGGGGAGGGCTCAGAGATTTCGCGTCTTCTGCGCCATGCGGACGGTAGTCACTACCCGAGCGCCGAACTCCTGATTGACCTTCGCCAGTCCGCGCTCGAGCCGCTCCACGGCCGCTATATCGGCGCCACGTGCGTCAATCACCGGAGAGAACGACATGCTCACGTTGCCACCCGAAGCCGGCAGAGCAGCCGGAACCTTCGGGAAAACCTGCGAACCCTTCGGCAAATTTATAAGCTCCGGACCCTTTTCACCCACAACGGCAAGACCGCCCGGCGCGTTGTTCGTGCCTTTCGCAAAACCCGGCACACGCATTCCTGCCCATGGATCGACCGCAGCCGTGGTCTTGCCGCCAAACAGGCCGCCGCCGCCGAATAGACCGGCAAGCGGGCCGCTACCGAGCAACGCACCCTGCGCAGCGGCGAGAGCCAGCTGCACGGCCAGCCGCTTGATGGCATCTTCGGCCTTCACGCTGCCGTCGGCAATGTCGGACAAGGCATCGCCGACCATGCCAAAGCCAGCCTCGAGAGTCTGATTCCACTTCTCGGCCTTTTCCTTGGCCGCATCCATGGCAGCCTGTTCTTGGTGGATGGCCTCGGTTAGCGCGATGATTTTCTGACGCTGGGCCTCGGTCGCTGCCGCGCCAGCCTTACGGCCAGCTTCGGCCGCACGACGCTGCTTTTCGGACATGCCGAGAAGGGAGTATTCGAACTCCAATTCCTCAATCAGCTTGCGCACCGCGTCGGCTTCCCGCTGTGCGGCTGCGGCAGCCTTGTCGCGAGACTTCGAACCCTTGTCGTCACCGACAATAGAAGGCGCGACGAGGTTTGAAGCTTCCGGCTTCTTAAGGTCATCGATACCCTTGCGGGCCGCCAGGATACGCTGTTCCTCGTCGGCAATCTCTGAAAGCCGTTGGCGCGCCTCGATTAAGCCGCCTTCGAAATCTTCGCCGAACGGATTCAGGCCGGTCGACTGGCGTTGCCGTTCCTGCGTTTTCAGGATCTGGTTTTCGGTGTTCAACCGCTCTTTACCCAGAGCGGCAAGCCTGTCGTCGACCGATCCGGCGCGGGCCTTGTCCCAGCCTTGGAATAGCTCGATGAAGCTCCACAACTGGTCGGCGGCGCGAATGATGGCGCCCTGCAGATAGGTAGAAACGGTGCCCGCGACTGTGCGGAAAGCACGGTCTAGCTCGTCAGCTTTCTTTATGAGCCTCTCATCAAGTACTACGCCAAGGTCGTTCGCCGCGGTAATCGTATCCCGAATCCCGCGCTCACCCTGATCAATCAGCCGAACGAACCGCTCGCCGTCGCCGCCGAACAGTTCGTCGAAAATCCGAATCTGGCTGGCCTTATCGAGCTTCTGGACCTTTCCGATAATCTCCGAAAGGAACGCCGACGGGCGTTTCAGCTTCTCCGCAACGTCAGCCGCGGAGAAGCCAAGCTGTTTGAACGCCTCGGCCGCACTGCCGCCACCCGTAGAGAAGAACTCCGAACCGCGGATAGATAGCTCCCGCATGCCAGCCGCAAGGGAGTCCACCTCGATCTTGTTGACACGGGCGACGTATGCCAATTCCTGAAAAGACTTCACGTCGAGACCGGCCTGTTTCGCGGCAATGCCGATATCGGCCACGGCGCTCACCGTCTGCTTGGCCGTGGCAATGACGCCCGCGAATCCACCCGCAGCAATGCCGCCCAGCCCGATCTTGGCCAAGGCGCCGTTGACGCGGGCAGCCGCCTGCTTCATGTCGGATTCCAGCGATTGGGCTGACTTCTTGGCAGAGGTGTTGATCTTCTTGAATTGGCGGTCGGCGGTGTTGGCGCCCTTCGCCATATTCTTCTCAAAGTCGCGAACGCGCGCTTCCAGCTTGACGACAAGCTGTTCCGTCTCGGTACGGGCCATCAGGCCTCCTTAAAATTTGACTGTGGCGAAGCCCTTGGGGCGCTGGCCGCCGGCATAGATGTTGCGCTGGTCCTGGCCGAATGATGCGCGGTCGAGGGCCATCCACGTGGCGAAGCAACCGTCGATGCGGTCTGTGCTTTTGCCCTTGTGCATGGTTCTGTTTCCGGCGGCGTCAGTGGCAATCTCGACATTCGAGAAATTCCACCGCAGGACCGGGTGACCGCCGTGCTGGAGTTTTCCGTCCAAGATGGCAGTCTCGAGCCGGTTCAAGGCAGGGGATTGCGTGACCCAACCCTGTTGCATGGTTATGACCGGGTGGTGGCTCTTGGTTAGCGATGCCATCAGGAGCGAGGCGTACGCCTTGTCGAACGCGATCTCCTTGACGGTGAAGCGCTCACAGAACTCGCGGATGTAGCGTTCCACCGCATCCTGATCGATGGTCACGCCAGGCGTCGGAGTGATAAAGCCGCGCTCAGCCCAGTGCGGGTAAGGCACGCCGTCCCGCTCAGCCTTGAGCCTAATGCCTTCCTCCGGGCAGAAGAAATGCGGATGAACCTTGAACCCGCCGTTACCATCACGCCAGCACGCGACAACGGCTGTAAGGTCGGTTGTGGTACTCATGTCGACGCCCAGCCAACACGGCTTGTCACGCAGTGACTCTATGTCGAATGGCTCTTTGCCCTTGTCGTAAACAGCCATGTCGACGAATGGCGAGGTGGCACTGTCGAGCCAGACATTCAAATGAAGCTGAAGCAGGACGTCGCGGTCGCCGGGGCTGTGCTCGGCCTTGCGGGCCAAGGTGCGAAGTTTCTTAAGCGACGGATAGCCGTGCTTAAGGCCGGGATTTACGGCGTGCCAAACTTCCTCCGAACGCCAATCGGCATCCTTTCCCGCCTGGAAAATGACAGGCAAAAAGGAAGGGTCGTCGATTTCTCCGGTCTGGACCTTCAGCGCATAGGTGTACTTCTCCCATGCGATATTCTCTTGCCCTCGGCCTGCCGTCGTCGCGACGACCATGATAGAGTCGTCGGTCTTGTTCAGCGAAGAATCCAGCACATCCCAAAGGTCGCGCTTCTTCCAGGCGTGCAGTTCGTCGACGAAAACAACCGTTGGCGTGCCGCCGTGGAGGACGCCGGCATCGGCTGAAACCGCCTCATAGCGAGTCCGGTGCTTTCGGTAGCTGATCCGGTTCTTGTAGTCGGTAATACTGACCTTGCCGCGCAGCCGGGGGTCAAAATTGACGATGTTCGCCAATTCTTCGTAGCACTCGCGCGCCTGCTTACGCGCCGATCCTGCCGACTGAATCAAGTTGCCGGGGGTCTTCTCAGGTCCAAAAAGGAATAGTGCAACAATTGCCGCCGCCAGGCTGGTTTTGCGGTTGCCACGCGGCAAGAGCAGGAAGGTCGTCTGCACCTTCATCGAGCCGTCAGGATTGCGCGGCCCGAACATCTTGCGGATTATCCGCTCTTGCCACGGATCGAGAACGAAGGGGTTACCCTTGGCCTTATTCTTCGGGTGTTTTAGCTTGCGTATCCATTGAACGTTCCGCTCTGCGTACCCAAAAGTGTCCTCGATCTCGGAATCGTCATCAATCCAAGAAGGACGAATCGTCGTCATCGGCGCCGTCCCTGATTGATGGCCTCGAACGTGACGTCGGGGCGAGTCCATATTGATCGCCGATCAAGCGAGCCGACTGGGCTGCCTTGTCCTGCGCGCGATAAAGGGCCGGGTCGAAGGCGTCTCCAAGCGCCTGAATGGCCCGCTCGAGCTTCTCAACCTTGCCGACCATCATGCAGAAGGTCCGCAAGCCGGGGATATCGGCAGGCGTAAGAATGCGACGGGCTACAAGCTCGGGCATGATCTCCCGCCATACCTTGCGCGCGTCTTTGTCTAGGATGGATGGCGGGGAGGGAACGTCATCAATGGCGGCATCGGCCGGAATTATGCCGGCCTTCCGTCCCTTTGTCATAATGCCTCTAACTGCGCCTCAACCATGATGCGGGCGCGGGAAATCGTATCATCAGTTTCGCGGGTGAAGACCGCACCAGCCAGATACAGGTCGACAAGATTGAAACCGGAAACGGCCAGCGGCTTCTTGTGCAGAAGCCCGTGAATCTCGCCCGCTATAGCCTTCGCCTGCGGATATCCGTCCAAGTTGGAATACACGTCGATTTGGAAGAACACGTCAAACCCGTCAACACACGTCGCGTCATTCGGGATGGTCTGGCCGTTGCCGATTTGGATCCGCGGGAAGACGTTCGGCGTCACCTTGTCGAAGACGTTGGCGCCTGCTGCGGTGTGGTTCTTGATGGTGGAGAGGATCGCGCCTTGAAGCGCCAACGACGGTTCGGCCATCAAGTAATCCTCTCGGCAAGCAATTCTAGGAACTCCCGCTTCTCGTCCATGTTCGCCACGGACTTGATGTCGTAGATTACGCCGCTGTCGGCATGCCGCACGCGCCAGGCGGTCGTCATGTCGGAAAGGTCGGGCGTCCACCGTAGATGGATCACAACAGGCTGCTTGCCGCTCAGGCGGGCCGCTATGACGGTCTCTGAACCTTTCAGCGGCTGGATGCGCGCCCACGCTTCGACGCCTGTCCAGATTCCAGGCCCTGGATTTCCATACCCATCGTCTCCGCCGGCAACATACTGCTCCGGCACGACGAGCTCTTGCATCTGTCCAATGGTCATTTCGCTTCCTTAATGGCTTTGCGAATACCGGCCTTGATCTTGTTCAAGGCCTTCTTCTTCCCAAGCCGGTAGCCTGGCCAAAAGAACGGCTGTGCCTCGGCCTTCTCGGTGCCGTGTTCGACAAGGTGCGGATAGCGGACAGCGGTGTTGCCTGCCGTTATCGCAACCTGATTTTCGGGCACGATGGATGCGCCGCCAGGCTGCGAGTAGGCAGGGGTCGACTGGCCGCCCGGCGTTACGGCGATGCTGGCCTTCAGGTCGCCTTCATCCTCTGGCGCGAGGCTGCGCATGATGTTCGCCATGTCTTCGGCAGCAGCGAGCGTGTCGATTGCGGCCCGCTCCTTTGCCGCTTTCGGGATCGCGGCAAGCCGTCGCTTCAGGCTGCCAATGCCGCCGTCGTTCACGCGAACGGCCGTTTGCGATATATGTTGACGAGCGCGCGGAAACCTTCTGGAATCTGCGTCAGCGCCGTTTCGCTGGCCACGCCGCGCCACTCGTACAAATGCGCTGCGACTTTCAGCACGGCCTCATCGAGCGGCGCGGGAACGCCGTCTTCAAATTCGTCGAGCTTCTGCCCGATGCGGGATTCCACAAAGATTTTTGCGGTATCAAGTTTGCGCTGAAGCAGCGTATCCTCGTGGCTGTGCAAAACGCGGCACTCAGCCTTCAGGTCCGCGAGATTTACGGCCATTTTGAAAACTCCAATTGAAAAAAATCACGCGCGAACGGCCCCCCACGGTACCCTCGGCGGTCGCAAAAGTCGGCCTAGAGGCCCCGGTTCTTCGCGAATCCCTGCGTCCTGGCAGTGTGTCGGGAATGGCAGGGATGGCAGAATGAGCGCAGATTGCCCCAAGATAGACGCAAATGCGGTGCTTCCCGCACAGATTTGATGTGGTCGACGTCGGCAGCTGGCTTGCCGCAACCATCGGTGCTGCAGGCCGGAAAGGCCAGCAAGAACGACTTGCGCAGCCGTTGCCACACTCTGTCATAGCCCCGCTTGGACGGCGATGGCCTGGCCCGGTCAGCGGCAGCTTTGCGCTCGATAGCGCATGAGCATTTGACGCCGTATGGAACTACCTCGGTGCCGCACGGGCATACGCGCGGTGGTGGAAGTGTCATGAATTCCTCGGAATGAAAGTGGGTGGCAGCATCACGCATGCCACCCACAAACGCGCCCTTGTTTCGGAGAAAGGAATAAGCCGACTGGTGCGCTGGACTGTTGCAACCTTGACCCTTGGAGATACCTGGCGGCAGGGAGGTTGCTACTCGCTATTGGACGCAGCCCGTTGTCACCATCGTTGATGGTGAGGCGCCCTCACTATTCACCGCCTTAACTTTCGGCGACGAAGGTCAGAACGCCAGCGGCTTCGAATGAAGCGCTGAATTCCATGTTGCCTTCCGTCTCGCCGGTAAACTCAAAGTCCGTGACAAACCACGCGCCAGTGTAGGTTCCAACGCCTGGCACAATGACCTTGGCGTTGAACACTTCGCTGTTGTTCACATGCTCGATAAAGGCCGTCGACACTGCGCTGGACACGAACGCGCCGCTACCGGAGAAAGCGCGGCTGGAAATGCCTGGTTCGCTGGTCCGCTGGACAGGGCCACCTGGATCAACGCAATTCGGGATGGTCGTATCAACCGAAGTCGTCGACAAATTGTAGCTACGGGTCTTGATGCCGCAAAGGTTCGAGAAAACCTCTGGGCCAGGCGTGGCACCGTCGCCAATCTGAATTAGGAGCGTGCGCCCTTTTTGCTGAGCCATGGTTAGGCCACCGGACGCTTGGCCGCATGGTCGAGAATGGCGACCGCGCCGGCTGCAATGGACGTGCCGGACACGAGCGTCAGCACAAGGCGCACATATCGCTTGTAGCCAATGTAGCCCGCCTTGGCAGAGCTCGAGGCTTCAAGTGCCGCCGGGAGCGCTCCGGTAATCTGCTCCGGTGCAACGTCAGTCCAGGCAGACGAGCCGGTGTCAGATTCCTGAAGCTTGGCGGTAAAGAGGCCGGCTCCGGCGATGGCACCGGTATTGATGACGAAGGCGCACGAACCGAAGTCTTTGACGTCGATGGCAAGGCCGTTCGTGGTTGCCGTCAGAACGGCAGGGGCAACGGCGAGCTTTGCGCCGATGTTATTAGAGAGATCGCGCATGGCTGATCCTTATGTTTGGGGAATTGAAAAGGGCTGCCCGATGGACAGCCCCAGACCAAAGGCAAAATTTTGCCTTTGGTTAGCTCACGCCGATCTTCAACTTCTTGATGGCGAGCGGACGAACCACACCACCACCGAGACGCTTGCGCAGGTGGAAGCGCGTCTGCGAATTGGTCGCCAGAAGATACTGATTGGCCAACACCTCAATGTCGATGCGATCATAAATCCGATAGGCCTGCTTCAGATCACCGAAGACAATCGGGAAAGCACCGGCCTCAACATCCGGCATGTCGATGGCTTCAACAACCGGGCGACCGAGAATGGTCTCGGGCTGGCCTTCGGCAAGACCCGGGCGCCAAATGTAAACGCCGTTGTCGTCCTTCAGGGTACGCAGCTTGCCGAGCGTATCGCCGTTCATAAGCCACGAGCCTTCCTTACGGTAGACGGCTGGCATGCTGTAGAGGAACGCAATCAAGGCATCGCTGTCGACCGTCGAAGCGGCACCGGAAGCGAACTCCGCAACACGTGGATCGACCATGAAGCCGGAAGGCTGCTTTACGCCAGTGCCGAACAAGAAGGCCTGCGTTTCCTTGCCGCCAATGTCCTCGGCAAAGGCTGTGCGGATTTCAGCCTCAACGTCGATCTCGGCATCTTCCAGAAGCTGCCAAGAAACGTCCACGTAAGTGTTGACTTCATGGATTGCGATTTCCTGCTCTTCGAAGTCGAAAGTCGACTCTTCCTGCGTCTCGGTCTCGCCCTTCCATTTTGCGTTGGTTCGTCCAACGCGGCCAGGAATCACAACGGAAGCATTGCCAGTCGAGCCGACATGCGCATTTTCGCGGATCGGGCTGTATTCAACGATTTCTCGAATAAGCTCCTTCGCGAATTCTGGCGGGGCAAGATATCCGCCCTTCGCATCATTGCTGCGAATGAGGCTTTTGGTTTCCGGGGCATGTTCGCCCTTCCGGAGATAGGCGCCGAATGCCTTCTTCTGCATGTCTTCCGGCTTCTCTGCCGGTGCGCGGACAACGCCGGGGCGACCGGACTTGGCGACGATGGTCTTCAGGGATTTACTCATTTCTTCAACGGTGTCGGACGTGCCGTTAATCGTATCTTTGATTTCTGCGACGTCGGTCTCGAGCGCGGCAACACGATCTTCAAGCGTGACTTCGTTATTGTCATTCGCAGCGTCGTCGATCTGATCGTCTTCGGCCTTGGTCTTCAGTGCGGCTTTTGCCATGCGTTTAGTGTCCTTCCCGCCAGCGGCGGATTTGATGGAGGTGATTGTCGCGCCGGGGTGGGCCGGGGCTGACACGATGGAGATTTCAACCAAGTCGCCGTCGCTAATATGCTGGCCGCCGGTTGCGTTCTTGTCTGACTTAAGTGGCCAGAATCCTACGGAAAGAGATTTGACGCCGCCGCTCTTGATGAGCGCGAAAACCTGTTTCGCAAGCGGAACCTCTTCCAGTAGCAGCCGCCCGCGAACCTCAATGCCGCGGGCAGTTTCCTTGATGGACTCCCAAACGCCGATGGCGTTTTCGTCCTTGTGGCTCCACAGAATGGGCAGCGTGTCTGGGAAGGACAGCGCGCCTTTTTCGATGGTATCGCCGTATCGGTCGGGTTCATCGAACAGCCAAGCAAGGCCGGTAATGACGCCTTCGTCCGTGACGGACAGAGCGCCCTTGGTGATGCGGTGTTTCAAATGAGGCGCCGTTTCTTCGCTTCGCGATAGTTGGCGCAGAAAGCGTCTAGCTCGGTCTGGCCGCATGCCACGCGGTCGAAATCGGCCAGCAACACGGCAGCCGATTTCACCAGCTTAGGCCTAAACCCATGCGGCTCACGAAGGATGCCGCGAGCCGCCTCTAGCGTCACGTCGACTTCTGCAGCGTCGCTCATGCGGCATCCTTCCCGAAGACCCGATCGGCTTCCGCCTTGGCCGGATCTTCGATTTCGAAGAAAGCCGCCTCAAGGATTTCAAGGGCAAGATTTGCCGACGGGGCAACAGGTCGGTTTCGAACATACGTTTCGACAAGCTCATGGGAGCGAATCTCGTCCGTGCCGCCACCGACCAGACCGAGCCGGACAATTTCGGCCACGTCGGAAACGCGCCAGTCGCCGGCAATCAATCCGTTCATCGTGGCGAAAAGGCTCTTTCGATTGTCGCGCTCAAAGCTATGAGCAAGGTTGAAAGTCAGTTCGAAGTTGTACTCGGCATCGCCGAAGAAGCGTTTCATGCAGCCTCCCGTTCCGGCTCGCTGGCCGGTGTTTGTGCTAGGGTGTTGGGGTTGGCGTACTCATCGCCGCCATCGTATGGCGGACGGTTTTCCATCGCTCGGCACTCGTTCGGATTGAGAACACGTGCCGCAATGGCCTTGGTATACGCCTCGAACCTCTTGGCGGTTTCGGCTCGAAGCAGGTCGTCAATCAGGAACTCGGCAAGGATCTTGTCGCGCTCCTTCTCGCTGAAGAGCTTCAGGCGAATTTCACCTTCCCAACGCTTCAACCAGGGCATCAGGCAGAAGGTCAAAAGCTGTGAGCCTTGCGCCTCATTGTTCGACCAAGTCGCCCGGCCATAATCATTCAGGAAGATCGGAGGCACGCGGAACACGCGGCCGATTTCCTCGATGGTGAATCGGCGAAGTTCGACAAACTGCGCATCGGTCGACGTCATCGTAATGGCGGAATAGGTTGCGCCATTTTCAAGAATGGCTATGCCGCCGTTCCCGTCGCCACCGTACGTATCAGCCCAGCTCTTGGTGAACGTCTCGGCCGGAGTGTCGCCAAGGTCGCCCGCCATAGAGATGACGCCGCTGGGCCTGCCGCCATTCTTAAAGAGCGTGCCGGCGTGGCGTTCCATGACCAGGGCAAGGGCGATAGACTCGCGGGCCGCCTCAATGGGAGACAGGCCGGTCACGCCATCGAGCGACGGCGCCTTGATATGCAGGATGTCCCCGAAGGCATAAACCGTTTCCTGGCCGTCGATGGTGTAGACGTAGGATGGTTCCTGCGTGGCCTTGTCTATCTCTACCTTGACGCAGGTAGGATCCAGCCGATGGAGTTCAATCGGCTTGTCGTCACCGTCACGGAGAATGGCCGCGTAACCGTTGCCGGTGAGCAGCGCGTCACGCGTCACGAGCTCGCGGAAGTCGCCGGCCGAAGTCCAATCATTGACCTGATCGTGAAGCAGGCCATGCGCCGGGTGGTTGTCGTCACGCTCCTTGCCCTTCGCCGTCCGCTTGTACACATGGACGGGAAGCTGCCCTGTCGCCTCGGCGATGGTCTGGACCGCACACCGCACTGGGGCGCATTCCATGGCGTTGCGCGGCGTGACCGTGATGCCTGCCGCAGCCTGGCGTATACCTAGAATTCGGCGTTCGATATCCGTGGGCGCAGATAGGCTTTTGGCCAACCGCCGCCACATAGTCTTTATGTTCATTTATATGCTGCCTCGCATGCCGCGTAGGTCGCTTCCGCGATACGGCCGAGATGGATGATGTGGATGCTGTCCCAGTCCGGGAGCGCGTCTGCTGAGCATAGAACCGTGGAAGACGTGGCTACGCTGCCCGGCTTCACGGCAAGGCAACTGTCCCGATTTATCCAAACGGCGCCTGCGCAGTGCTCCCATGCCACGGCCAGGGCGAGCAGCGTCACGGCACCGCCCTTGACCATCTCGTTGGCAACACGAAGAACGAGGATGTCTTCGGCGCTGTAAAAGCGCCGGCCACGTTGGCGCTCTGAGACGAAAAGAGTGCCGCACGTGGCAACCCAGTCTCGCAGTGCTGAAGGATGAAGCCCGGAAAGGTCGGCGGCCTCATCTGTAGAGAAAGCGCGATTGCGCCGCCATTCACGCATGGCAACCTCCTGCCGAACATTCGGCATTTTTTGATTTTTAAAAAAAAGCGCGACGACCGCGGGCAGCGGAGGAGAAACGCGCCCGCGGTCGGGATCAGCCTGCCGGGGACGGCGAGGCGATAAGAAAAGGCCCCGCCAAAACGGAGCCTTTGAAGCTGTCGGGAAGGATGCGTCCCTATCTAAATAGGGTTGCGGGAATGCGTAAACGGAACTTACGCGACCGTAACCCCTCACTTATACAAACCATGGGAAAGGCAGAAACTACCGCTCTCACCTATACAAACCATAGAAAGGGCAAAAGGGACGCATCCCCTTCACTATACTGTGAGCTTAAGTGCGGAATTTAAACATTCACGCTGCAGATTTTTTGAGGGCCTTCACCCTTATAGGGTGACGGATTCTAGGAAAGGGACGGTCAGGCTGAAAGTTTCTCCCCCCTCAACCATTGGGGAGTTGAGGGTACCGCAATTGCGGTATGCTGATTTGCACCCTCTCACCTGTAGCCGTGTTGAGTGCGCGTTAGTGGCACTCAGGCGGTTTTCTTGTTTTCAATCAAGTGGTTGTCGTTTGCAGAGGCGGGCTTCCTTCCCGCACCTTTTCTTGCACCGCCGCGGGGCTTCTTAGACATAGCCAGAAGCGCCTCGGACGTCTCCTTGGCGATTGCGCAGCACTATCCGCCCAGCCTCGGCGCGGCGTTTAACGGCTATGTCCAGATGCTCCGGAACAAGGTCTTTCATGTCCGCCCCGCCGCGTGCCTTCTGCAGCACCGAGTTCAGGTAGACAGCGATCGCTGGCGGCTTCGTCGGTGCAACCTTCAAGCCCCTGTCGATAACCCCCGCATGGCGTGCCGTCAGCCTGCCTGCACGGTGCTCCTCCGCGTATGGAAGGCGTTTGGTCTCATTCGTGTTAGCAACATGATCCAGCCGGCCCGGCAACGTCCGCGGAAGCGAGTCGGTCGTGTCCATGACATACGGCGCGATCGGGACGGGACGCCAAGGCGTGACGTGCTGGCGGCGAAGCGGGCCGCCTTCAAGGCTGTTCTTGACGTCCGCGTGTCCCCTAATACGCCTGCCGAGAAGCGGAACCTCGACCGACGTGACGCCCCACAGGGCGGTGCGGCTGGTTGTCCGCTCCATCGGCCGGCGCGGCTTGCCGTTCATGCGCAGAGCGGCTAGGTCGAACCACGGCTCGCCAGGCGGCGGCGGTAGTGCCTCGTCCTCCAAAGGCGGCCCGCCATTGTGACCGATGGAGGCGGTCATGCTGCTTTCTCGTGCGTATGGGCGTCCGTGGCAGGCGCCGCCATGACGCGCACGGCTTCGGTGCCATAGTCAAAGATAGAGACGCGCGCGCCTACGAGTTCGTCTGCGTCCTTTACGTCCTCCCGCACACCCGCCGCAGCGCAGAAGACGCGCAGGCGTCCGAGTCCGATCTCACGCACCGCGTCATTGGGGTTGTCAACGACGAAGTCCAGCATAAGTTCGCTGCCGTCCGTCGCTGCCATGCTAAGCCAAAGCGTGCCAGCCTCAACCACGGCCTCTGTCACAACCGCAACGTAGGGCATTGCCATAGCGCGCGGCGCTGCCCGCAAGGGCAAAGCGCCCGCGTCGCTAATGGCCCTTTCTTTCCCCTTTAGGGGAAGAAAGGGTTTGGGGGACATCATGTCCCCTCTACGATTGCTAGAGGGGACATTGTTGTCGTTTTGGTGGGACACGAATGTCCCCTCTACGGAATGCGTTCTGCAATCCAAAATAGGCTTTCCGAAATTGCTTGAACGAACGGTGTCGGCACCGCGAAACCACCAATTCACACCATATCGTGTGGATGCCCTGCCAGCCGGTTCACGGACGATAGAGATACGCCCGTCGGCAAGAAGAGCCTTTCGGGCCCGCTGCACGGTTTTCACGCTGATCGGCACACGGTCAACAATGAACGTGCGCGCACACTCGGAATAGCCATTCTTACGATTGAACGCGGCCACTATTTTCTGCAACACGCGATACGTGGCATCGGTGATACTGGAGTCTTCGTTGGCGTCCTCGAGGAATGCCATCTTCTCCCAAGCGTAGGGCCGGAGTGCACCCTTACGCTTCGCCATGCGCCAACCCCGATGCAGGAAGCGGGTATGAAGGCGCCGTGAAATGTTTCAACTGACGCGCCTTGCGCGCACCTTCCCACGCGGAATTGAATTCGTTTCCCCATCGGCGATATTCCTCGCCGCGCTCCCACACCGACACATAAACCGCCGTGCCTTCGTCAGTCGTGCCAGTGCGGTCAATCAAGCCATGGCTACGCAATTGAAAGATCGCGCGTTGCAGTGTTCTCCTGCAAACGCCGGTACGGCGCTCTAACTCCTTATGTGTCAGCCGGCTTTCGCCCTTGAGAAGGCTCTCCTCGGCTATATCCATGGCAACGCGCATGGCTGTGCGGGACGGAGCTAGTTTCGATACCGCTCCCATATAGTCCATAGAACGTTCGACGTCCCGCTCTGGAACGTCTTCAATGCTTTGATATGTCATCTGCTACCCTTCAGGGGAGATTTGGTTATGGTTCTTGCCAGTTGATGGCTGGTCTTTGTTAGGACGCCACCCGCGCAGCGCGGTTATTGTCATTGGCGTGGTCGTAGACGGCCGTACGCCGATTGGCGGCCAGCCACGCTTCGAGGTCGGGGAGGGCATAGCGAACCGATCCGCCGAGCTTCATATAAACCGGGCCGGTTCCGCTCATTCTGGTCTTGTTGAGCCATGATGCAGATTTGCCAATTTTGGCCGCGGCATCTTTTGTTGAAAAAAACACTTGACAGGGTCTCCCGTATATATGGTACACGTTGACAGTCGGATTATCTTGGCGCTATTTGCGTGCGCGCATAACCGATATCACTGGAAGATTTGTTGCGCCATGTCAAGGCCGTTCCGGCTTTTTCATTCTTTTTCTTTTGGCGCGACGATATCCAGCCATTTCCATCCTTCGAATTTGTCGCCGCGCTGCCGCAACTGCGTATACCGTTGCAAGCTGGCCCATGACCGATGACCGCTTACGGCTGCAACATGCGGGATAGAATTACCGAGCTCGAATAGCCGCGACACGCCTTCATGCCGCAGATCGTGGAAGTGAAGCCGTTGCTCGTCAGGCATCTCATCTGTCGTTATCCCGAGAACCTTGCACGCCCGCGTGAAGGCCGCACCGATGGCGTCGACGGAATAGGGGAAGATTTCCGGCTTGGTCCGCGACATGGTCTTGATGACGCGCATGGCCTCGGGCGGCAGGTCCACATAAACGTCGTTCCCAGATTTTTGGCCGGGGTGTTTCATATCTCTCACAAGGATGCGCGAATGCTCCTCGTCGAGGTCGGCCCATGTGATGCGGGTGATCTCCTCCATGCGCCTCGACGAGAACAGGGCGAATACCACGATCTTTGCCATTGGTGCGGAATGCGGTGCGCGGACTTGCCGCTCCATGAAATGTTCTAACAGCAGATCTAGTTCGGGCAGGGAAGGGCGCCGGTCTCGCTTGGTCGATTTACTGGTCTTATCATGACGCGACAGCACGCGCTGCGCTGCCTGCATTTCCGCATAATCCAGCGGGATTCCCCATGCGGGCTTTGCATCGCGGAAGATGGCGGCAAGGTGCGAGATATAGTTTCCGATGGTTTGCGGCTTTCGCTCGCCCTTGGCCAGCTCATCAGCAAAGGTGACGATGTCAGCTGACCGGATGGCGCTGCATTCCATTCCTGCAATTGTGTAGTCCTTGATACTGCGCAGAACCTGCTCCTTCGTTCGGCCGATGCTACGCTTCTCCAGGGTGTATCTGTCGATAGCGTCGGCCAGCGTCGAGGACGGTTTCTTCAGATCATCGAGCACGCCGGGCTTATCTAGTTCGGCCTCGCGGTAGGACGCCCACGCCTTGGCCTCGCGCTTGCTTGTGAAGGTCTTTGCCTCCCTCCAAACGATCGCGCCCTTTTGCTTCTTAACGATCTGCGCCATATAGGAGGGCTTGCCGTCCTTGCGCTTGCGTTCCGTGATGGTGCCCAT